AATAGAAGAACACCCGTGGCCGCTGGCGTTTAGTTTACAATCGGCGGGGCAAGTTGCGAACTTGTCGCCATTGCCCGCTCTATATGTGACGGCGCACCCAGCGGTTTTCTTGGCGGTACTGATTGCGGTGGTTTTCAACATGGTTTTAATTTCCCGTAAAAGTTATATAAGATTTATCCCACATATAGAGCAATAAAAAAGCCCCGTCAATAGCGGGGCTTTTTCGGTGTTATGTGCTGGCCGGTTATGCGGCCACTTTATCCAGCAATGCGCCCGCCTTGCGCTCAAGGTCTATCCGGCTGTCCTGATGAGGGATATCACGGGCTAGCGCGGTGATTGCCTGCGCCGCATCCCAGACTGAGCGAACCGGCTTGTCTTCTTCTTTAATGTGACGGGCGGCGGCGGCCTTGGCCATGCGCTGGCTAAGCCCTGCCCGCTTGGTTAGGAATTCCAGCCGGTCTTCATCACTGCGGGCAACTACTGCATCCTGCGCGGCCTTTACGCCGTCCAAGAAATTAGACGTTGCACCATGCGCGAATGATTGCAGGGCTGGCGCGGCTTCATAAGCAAACCGGTCAGGCGCAAACTTGGTATGGCGGATTTTAATTTCTTGGAAATTTTCCACGCCCCAAAGATTACGGTTCATGCATACGCCGCGCAAATACATTGCGGCAATGCCTGCGGTCTTGCTTCCGGTTTCAGAATTCCACGCATAAAAGCCGCGGAAAACCAAATCAGGGTCACCATTAGGCAACTTGCCAATTTCCAGCGGGTGCGTGTCATCTACCAAAAACAGGAAAACATCACGGTCACTGGCGAACAGGGTTGTCGTGTCTTTAGTCACTGGAACGAACGGGTCATAAATAGCGCGGCCGTCTTTTTGCCCGGTCATCATGCCCGGAATTTTCCAGCGGTCAGGGTCAGCAAATTTCTTTACCGCTTCGATAATCTCATAATCAAAGATGCGGCCATAATCTGCACCGGTTGCCGCCCGCAAATCACCGCCATCGGTTGCGTGGCCGTATGCTTTCACCAATTCACGCGAACGGTTATAGCGCAAGCCCCATTGCAGGGCGTCCGCCGCAATAGGGGCGGGCAGGTCTTTAAGGTAACCGGCAGGCGCACCGGCCAACTGCGCCAACTGGCCGAATGACCAGTTTGTCGGCGTGTTGAATGCTTCGTTCCCGTCTTCGTCAGTGTATTCAACGAACAGGTCACCACGGCTAGGGTTTTCTTCATCAAGATTGCCAACAATGTTCATCTTATGCGTATTGACGATGCGGCTATTCATAGAGCGGGCGTCCTGCTTTTTATGCGCCAGCATATCATCCAGCGACAAAAACTTTTGGTCATCCGGACGGCTGAACCATTGCGAGGATACCGCGCTGTTGCCGATACCATGCTGGAATGCGTTGGTCTGATATGCACCTGTAACCGGTGCGGCGTTTGTGTTTTCGATAATGTTTTGCATATTAAATGCTCCCGTAGTTAACGCGGACTGGATTAGCCCGTAAGGGTGTTGTCTCATAACTTCGCATATATTGCAAGTTATTTTTTCAAAAAGTTAAACCCCGCCAGCGGGACTGACGGGGTTCTGTTTATCTTCGCCTGCGGCGGCGGGTTCGAGGTTTGCGGGCGTGTCTTTCCCAATCTTTGCCGTGTATCAGGCGGGCGATCAAGTGCAATAGAAACATTAGTCGTTATTCTCCCATGTTAATTTTCGGATGTGTCTTCAAAAATCCCCTCGAAAATGAAAACTACGCAGTTATCAGAAACCAAATCTTTTAGTTCCTCATACAGTTGGTCATGCAAAGTGTCAGGGTCTGTTCCCCGCAAGGCTTTCACACTGATAATATTGTCCAGCGTAAAATCAAAAGAAACTAAATCACTCATCAGAAACCTCCTCCATCGCTTCATCAAAGGCGTCTTGTTCGCTCCATTCGTCAGTGGTCATCACTGCCCAGCTTTTGCATTTGGGGCAATATTCTTGATATTTATCAGCGTACCAGTGGTGACAACAATTTCCGCAATCATAAGTCATGGTCTTGCTCATGCCGGAAACTCCTTGTCCAGAAACTCAACCAAATATTGAGGCAAATACTCGCGAGGCTCGTCATAGCCAACCCCGGGCTGACCCTTGTAAACCGTTGTGCCTTTTTCTTTCTCAACGATGTCAAAGATCATGTAGTTGTGAAGGTCCCAACTGTCGCACTCACACTCCAGATCAGGAAAAAAGTCCTCGATGTGCGTACTAACTAGGTCTGTGCCATTCCAACCGTCACCGTCCTCAAACCCAAATTTTGAAAATGCCTCTTCCCATCCCCAATTAATCTCATGCACTGGCATTGTCCGACTCCTTCAAAAACCAACTTGTACTGGTGTCGGTTGTCCACTCTCCGGCATTGTTTTTCTGACACTCATAAACGCAGGCGACTAAATCTTGTGGATATTGAGGGTCCGGCTTTTCTGCAAAGAAAATACAGATATCAAACATTCTGCCCAAAACCTGTACACCTACCCATTCCATTTCATCGTCAAGATGCTCATACCAAGAATTGCCTTGACAACGGTAATCTTCAAAACGCAGGTGCGCTTCAAAGTGTGCGGTCAAAAAACCTTTTTCAAAATCGGATAATTCCAACATCGTTCATAACTCCCGTGGTTTGTTAACGATGCCCTACCATATGCGATTATGTGGGACTAATCAAGCCAAAAATAGTTTCCCACTGAAAAGGCTGTTCACAACGGAAAATTGGCTCGACTGCTTCAAGCCCGTCCATCTTTAAATCGACCGCGGCACTAGCGGGATACAAAAGGCATTCTGCGGGTTCTGTTGGTTTGGTTTGTTTCTTAATCAATATCCAGCAACTGGCGTGACTATGGCGCGACAGCCATGCGACCTGCGACGGTTGCAGGGTGACAGCATTGCTTGTCAAAAATTTTAATTCTACAAAATGGAAGTCGCCTTTTTCATCGCAGATCATCAGGTCAGGAATACCCGCCCCGACCCAGTTTTCAATCCGCGTCAGCAGAAATTTCCTGTTCGACCTCTGCGCCGCTTCCTTCACTTGCTTGTAAAAGCCTGCCTCTCGCTTTGTTGCGATTGCTGGTGTTTTCGTCTTTTTCTGTCGGGGTGACATCAATGGTGATTGGGGCATAACTATTTTTTATCTCCTCAAGTGCTTTTAGGACATCCTCTTTGCTCATGCTGTCGATTGACCCATGACGGATTTCCGATTTGCTGACATAAATGTCGCCTTGCGCTTGCCCCCTGCGATACTCAGCCTGAACGGCGGCAGAATACGCCCCGTTTTCCAGAGCCATATCCCGTATGGTCTGTAAATCTCTAAGATGCCGCTGGTAAGTCACACCGTACTTCTCATCCAGTTCCCGCCGATACGCCTTTATCGCCGCAACAACGTGCGGGGACATATGAGGGTTGGTAAGTTCATAAGCCCGTGAGTGCGCCGACCCAGCGGCATAGCCCGCGTTTATCGCGGCTTCTCTCAGGGTTATCTGCCCGTCTTTGCTTACCAGTTCCTTTACAAAAAGTTCCTGCTTGCGTGTCAGGGCTTGTTCCGCCGTGGCCTTCTTTCGACCCCGCGTCTCAGTCTTTACAACAGTTTTTCTCGCCATAATCTTTCCATAGTTAAAAAGGTCTACTTATCTCTTTAACACAATTTACACCTATATAGGCTGAAAAACAAAAAATATTTTTTTTTGATTTTGGGCGCATTAAGGCAGTTTTGCTATTTAACTCTGTTACATTTTAGTAGTTATTGGTGTAACACTTTATGTAACAGAAAAAACCTTTGCATTAAAACAACTTAACTACGATGTTACACCTGTTACACCTGTTACACCTATTTTTTAACTTTTTTTATTTTTTCTAATTTTGAGCCTATATAGGTGTATTGCGTAACAACGCCTTTGAAGAGGAGGTGTCGTTCTCTGGTTTTGGCACAAAAAAAGGGGGCGACCCGAAAGCCGCCCCGTGACCCGTCAGCCGTGGTGCGTGTTCCACCACTCGTGGGATTTTTCAAACTGGTCTATGTTATCTGCCATAAACTCTTGATGCGTGAGCCGCGGATCGTGAGACGGTTTCATTGTTGACTTGGTCAATTCAAAGAAGCCGATTGGCGCGATCTTGTCAGCGGTTTCCGCTTTCCAAGACAGGCTACCCATTTCGGTGATGCTGGTTGTTTCATCTGGCGCATACCAGATTTGCACCCATTGTGGATATGATCCACTTGCATCCTTTGCCGCTTTGCGGGCGGCGGTCACCGGATCGGTGGCCTTTGCCCACGAGCCATACCAGCCAGCGGTTGAAGCGATAAAGGTGAAGCCATTGGGCAGAACCCAGTCTTTAGATGTCTCTGACATAGAGACCCCCTTTCAGTTACTAACGATGAGAAAAAGCCATTCCCGTAGAGGAACGCACAATCATTTCTGATTGTTCTTATACTATAACATATTATCCCATACTTGTCAAGCAT